CCGCCACTTCGGGAGCTGCTTCGTACTCAATGCCATTATCAAGTTTTACTTTGATTGTCATTTTGTCCTGCTCCTTTTTGGTTAAAAATTCGTCCTCTACAACTTCGTTGCTATCCAAGTTTAATCTAGCCACGCCTGCACGGCCTTTTTTTACTACAGATAAATGATTGATTTTGATATTGCGCTGAATGCCATCATAATGACCATAAACTGGATGTTCGCCAGATTCATCATCTACATCGCACGTATAACCAAGTGACAGCTCGCGCCTATCGCCAATTTCATCTGGGGCGTGTATCACAATGTCAGTGATTAGGCTATCGCCATCTTGTCTGCCTTGAGTTAGCACAGTGCCAATTGCTACTCGCTTAGCATTCTTAGAGTTTACAGAGTTTAACTTATGGTCGATTGTAATAGGCTTAGCTTGCATGCTAGCCAAACTTTCAGCCTTAAAAACTTCTTCTGGCAAGCGCAATTCACGATAAATTGAGCCATCTGCTTTTAGGTAAGATTGCACGCCAACGCGACCAACTACTGGGCTATCGATTAGAAAGCCCTCATCAGTTTTAGTGGCTTTCAGTGCTACAAAATCATATCTCTGTATGTTCATATATTGCATATTATACACTATGTCAAATATATTTTTAAAAAGTGGGCTTTGTGCTAATCTTTGAAGACGGGCAAAGCATCGCATCTGCAAAGCACTTCATGGCCCGGATGACCAGTATTAGCAGGGGGCTCGCTCCATTTATAAACTTTACCCTCATGCGCTCGATGCGTTGGCCTAACTCGCTCGTCCATACTTGTTGACCACGTGTATTCTTCAATGCCGAGTTCTTTTTGGCGATACATCGTGAGTTCTGAATTAGCTTTACTGATTTGGTCTCGCGCAATTATCTTAGCGCGGCTCGCAGTTATGTTGCCTGCGTGTTCGACTTGTGCCGCCAACTCTCGTGGACTGGTTCCGTTCATTACCCCTTGTCTTACGATATTTTCAACCTTGCCCATGTATTGTGGCTCGATTGTTTTAATCAGCGATGTATTTTGAGCAATCCAGTTTGCTTGATGCTGGGCAAGCCACGGCTCTGAGCGGTAAACGTCAACTCCAATGCCAAATTTAGTGCGCAATACTTGAGGTTCTGTGACGTTGCCAAAATCGCGCAATTGTGGTGGTATTGTTTGGCTTGACGGTAAACTTACGCCCGTGCCAGACTTCACGACTAATCGCCATTGTCTATCCTGCCAAACGTTAACTTGCGCGTAAACATCGGGTAAACGTAGCGTCATTGAGCGCGTCAAGCCATCGCTAAACTCAAGCATAGACTCTATTAGCGCCGTTAAATCTTCGCTAAATCCGTCTAATCTGTATAAATCACGAAAACGTAGCTGTCTTTGTGTTTCTTTCGTGATTGTATTAACGTATCTCAAAAGCATGCGCATATAAGCGCGTTCGGCGCTATTTGGGTACAATTGCCTACGCATCTAGGCCTTGCGACAAATCTTCAGGGGTAATTGTGAGTTCGCCTGTTACGTTGTACTCTTCGCTAATTTCAGCCCTCACTTCGTTAGCATCAAGCGAGCCAATAGCCACATAGCCGCTGGCCGTCTCCATTTTTAGCTTATCGGTTTCGGCCTCTAATTTATCGTTCTCTTTCTCTTCTTTTTCAGAGAGGACTACGAGCGATTTGAAGCATAATTTGTATGATGGATTTTCACCAGTTTGTGACTGAATGATGTACGTGACTAATCTGTCAAGCGGCTCTAATAGCTTATCTTCCTGCAATGACCCGATTGTCGCGTGCCACGCATCCATCTCACCTTTTGAGGTGTTGCTTATCCCGCCTTGCGATTTGCCCATCAAAATTGGCACGGGGATTCCGCTTACAGCGCTTACCGCCTCGGCAAACCTATCGAGCAAATCAGTAACGCCTGCTAAGCTAAATGACTTGATGTCGTAACTTTCTTGCCCATCGATAACAATCGTATTTAATATGCCGCGCACCATGTCCACAATGTCAACGCGTTTCTGCACCATCGCTTCGCCACCTGGGCTACGCAACGTATCGGCTAAGTTTGGTATTGCGTGAATCGCTTGCTGACTTCTTTCTAAAATAGCATTGGCGTATTGGTGCGACATCCCCAATCTAATAAGCTGGTCGTAGCACGATTGTAATGCGCTAACGCCCCAACCTTGGTTTAGCTGCCTCAGTAAATCTGGGATAGACTTGCCGTTAAAAACATGAACCCGTGAACTATGCACATAATACGGCTCTCGTGAATTGTGTGGGCTGATTAGCCACAGCTCAGGCTGGCCGTACATCTTATCGTTAGCATCGCTAAATGTCGTGTGAATGTTAGCTTGCCAACGGTCGTACACTCGGATAAACTCAACATCGGTTATAGCGCCATCATTAAGCGGGTCTTCGAGCTTGCCGCCATCATTTAGTCCGTAGACAATCACCGCGCCACCAAATAACCTATCCCATCTTAGCGCATCGGTTAAATGTTTCATTCCGTGCAACTCTTGAAGCTTTGATTGAACCAACTCTGCCAAGTCTTCATTTTCTAAATCTTCAAGCTCGAAGCCCTTGCGCGTCATCTCTTCGGCTACTGAATCTACAATCTTTCGAGCAAAGCCATCGCCCAAATACAAGTTATTCAGCGTGTTTTGGTCTAGCAGATACGCGCTCTTTACTCTCGCATAAGTTGACCTATCTCTACTTGTGCCCGTGCCAGTAACCGCTTCGGCGTACCCGTCTGCTTTCATGATGTCTTGTTTCGGTTTGTTTTTACTGCCGCTTGGTCGTGACATAATTTAGATTTTATCGATTAAATAATAAATTCTATTATAACATTTATAGCAGCGCGTTTATGTCAAACGCCATACCCTCAAAATAGGCCATGACCAACGCATCTGCAAGGTTCGGTGAAGATACGCCGCGCTTCTTCATGTCTTTTTTGCTCTCAACTTTAATCTTGCCGTTAACATATTCGCGCCTCGGTTGCGACAATTCAGCGCTTAGCTTATCGACATGTGGCAAGGTGGACGGTATGCAAATAAGCTTATCGGCATTGTATGGCTTGCCGTTTACCGCGTTGTATGTCGCTCTAAATCTATCAGCGAGCAGCCACCATGCTTGCGCTTTGATATTGTAGAACATGTCTTTATTCTTTTTGCCTGCAAGATAGTCGTTATCGGGATTAATCACCCCAGCCCCTGCGCTAAACCCTTCGGTTTGTACTCTAGTAAATCCGCGCTCGTTGTTTTCTAGCATTCTATGTTGCTCTTGCCTCAATTCGCCCTTCGCCCCTGCTCCCACGCCAACATTGTCATAACGTAAAAGTTCGATGTTATTCGCTAAGCAGATTGAATGTGCGTGCTGTGTCGCGTTTGATGGGTCAACGTCCAGCCACTCTTCGATGCCTTGCATGATTACGCCATGCCGCCAAATAATCGCGTTGCTGTCATTATCAGCGCCATCATCTCCACCGCTCACGTCAAAGCCCATAATCCGCCCGCCTGTAGGCTGGATATTGAGCTTAATATGCGCATCGATAGCAGCTTCTATCCACATTGGCTTTATGATTGACAGCGCATTGTTTGCAACAGGCTCGCCCAAATATACGTGACGATATAACTCATAGTCATTATCACGCATCAGCTCCATTTCATCGCGAAGCACTTGAGGGAACCGTGGGTTATCCGTATAGTTGATTTTTTTAATGACGCTAAACCGCTTGCCGTCTTTGAACTCTGGATAAGTTTTTCTCACGACAAACATTTGATAAGTTTCTTCTAGCGGATTTTCTGGGTTGAAACTAACCCATATCTCGCTGCCTTCTTTTCGCATGGTCGGAATGAGCGCTATCCATGATTCTTTAGAAACTGGGTTAGCTTCTTCTAACCACGCAGCATCAAAGTTAGAAAATCCTTTGAGCTTTTGACTATCGAGCGTTTTAGTGTTGGCTTTGATGCCCGAGAACTTGATAACCCCATCGCCGTGATTACAGATTATTTCAGTTTTAAGTATCGTAAAATATCGTTCTAGCGAGCGCCTTTTTATCTCTTCGACAAACTCTTGATATACAGACTCTGCGATGCTCTCCATTATTTCACGAAAGCATACCACGCGCCAGCCGAAGAATAAAACGTTATTAGTTAGGATTGTTACAAATGTGCGGCTTTTAGCGCTGCCTCTGCCGCCGTAAGCAACTTTGAACCGAGCTGGCTGTAAGTAGTCTTCGTACGCTTCGAATATTTCTATTTCAGCAGACACTACTCTTTGACGATTTTATAGATTGGCGCTTGTGGTGTCATTGTGCCATCGCTTGATGTGATGTCTTGCTCTATCTTATCTGAATATCCGTGATTCGCCATCATCAGCTTAACTATTGTTGAATTGAACGTAGATTTTAGGCCGCCGCTGATTAGCATCTTCTCTTGCTTTTCTTTAATCGCCGTTAACGTGACGGAAAAGTCACGACCTAATTCGCTGTCAACTCTAGTGAACTCGTACAATGTTGACTTATTAACGCCAAGGTAAATAGCTAACCCAGCAACGCTAGGAACTGCGTCCTCCACGTTAGCGTAATCGTAGACCATATAGTTGCTTGCGCCATCAACCATCTCTTGTGTTAATTTGCTGGGGCGTCCTATATGTGTATTTTTATGCTTATCAGTCATGATTTTATTATACTATAAATATCCAATAATAAATTAACTAGCATACCTTACCGCGATTGATTTGTGCAATTCTAAATGAGCATCTTGAAGCTCTTTGTACATTTCTTTTTGCAAATCAATTACCATTTTAAGCTCGGCTATTTCTTTTTCAAGCTCGAAAATTTTTAATTCTGTGTTATGCATCATAACTCGCCATTCAATTTATAATCACACTTGCAATAAATATCACAATACTTTTCCACACACTTTTCGCCACAATTTAAGCAAGTGTTATTTTTTTCGTGTTTTTTCGCTAATATTG